ATTGCTACAGCACCTTCATGGTTAATATCAATCTCTTCATGAGAGTGATTGATCTTGATCTTCACCTTATTGAAGACACTTTTAGTTCCTACAAAGAACTTACCTGTAGATGGATTAGTTCCCCATACAATTGCAGGGGCACCATCAATCTTCACTGACATTGTAGAAGATGCAGTGAACCAATGAAGCGCAGAAAGATCACCAGTAAAAATAGTGTCTTCAGGATGTTGTAAGTGAAGGTTTTTCATTTGCCGACTCCATAATCAGGGGCAGTTGCTTCCAGAGCACCAACTTCTGTCAGTTGTTGTGGTGATTCAGGCATCATATCCATCCATGTTTCTTCACCATAGCAATCGGTAACTTCCTCCTGTAGATCCTCTACAGTATAGTCTTTAAGATTCTGCTCAATACTTTCAACAGCAAAAGTAATCAACGTATCCATATCCATACCCTCAACAAGCATTTCTGCATATTGAAGTTTGAGTTGATCAAATTGCTTGGTGTTCATAGAGTTGAAATCAGTAAAAAAAGATGGGAGTTAATCGCTTCAGCAAGCCATAGGAGTGTACTCAGAGCGGGGCATTTTGTCGGTGTGATAGTCAGTAACCTCAGCACCTCCAGCGATACGCTCTGCCCACTCATTACGTGCTGTAAGAGCAGTAACGGTGCTGTAAGACTTGACGCCGTTGCTGAAGGTCACACGCTTGTTGAAACGCTTGACAACGACTTTCATGCCCTTAACCTCATCTGCCTCAGCGATGAATGCCTCGGGAAAGAAGTCAACGGTGCAGATGCTGTTGGAGATTTGCATGGGGTGGGTTGCTTTCGTATGTACTTATTATAGCGCGTAGGGGCGGCATGGAAACCCCCCCTGTGCCACTTCTAGCAGTGTCCCACGGGTTGGCGGAAGTACAGTCCAGCGCGTGACATCATATCAATCAATACTGAATGAATTCTCTCTACCTTTTCAGCAGTTTCCTCATCCATACTGTCAAAGTCAACAAAATCAAATTCCATTGTACTTATGCTACCATCTTCATAAACTGGAGCATAAAACAATTCACCCTCAGTGCATACAGTGTAAGCACAACCAAATTCTTCAGAAGAAACAATCACGCCAGAGATTTCAGAAGGATACATGATAGAAGTGATAGAGTTGATTACCTTGTAATTATACAGCGGAACAGAGGCGATTCGAGAACCTCTGTGCCACTTTCCCATCTGGTACACCAAAAGTGTCACTCATATACCAATCATATAACCTTACTTCTTCCTCTCGTGCCTCAATTTCGTGTGGTTGATCTTCATAAGACCAATTTTCCACTGGTTCTGTAGAATAACACAATTTTCCACTACGAAAACGCAGAGAACCCTCTACCCACTGCTTAAGATGCGTTAATTCATGCAAAAGAGTCTTAATATACATTTCCCTACTCATATCAGTCTGGAGTTCAATCATAAAATGACGTGGGCGATAAGTTTCACCCAAAACATCACAATATCCAAGAACTTGTTCTTTCTTTAATCCTTTGTGAATAATATCCACGTCAATTTTGTGGCGTGGGAAAAAGTTATTCAGAAACCAAGAGGTAACATCCTCACAGATGATCTTAGAATAACCGTATCCAGAATGGTAGATGCTAGACATGTGCCCCAGTGTAGAAACCAAATGAACGATGATACAAATAAAAGTTTTTCTTTACCAGTCATACAACTAATTTAGGTGCATATTGTTCAACTTCTTCAATCAATTCTTCATCATCAAGATCACCCAGTTCCCTATTCTGTGTGTCAATGAAGAACTGTTTTAAGTCTTCAACGGTCATCTGATTAAGATCCCATTGAATGTATCGTTCTTGGAGTTGATCGCGGTTCATAATGTTTCTATGCTGGTGTTACGTTCCAATCATCTGTCGGAACCATTGTGTTGATGACGTGCTCAACATTTTCAATTCCATAAACTACAACTCGTTGAGTTGAAATAAAACCACTTTTCTTCTCACGTTTCCATGAGACAACCCATCGATCACAAGATACATTCATACCCAATTCTCCATAAATTCTTCAAGAGTGTATCCATCTCCAGTTGATGTTTCTTCAATCAATTGCTCGATTGTAAGTTCTTCCATCTCTTTACGATATTCTTCTGGTGTTGGATCTTGTGGATCATAATCATCATGGCAGAGATAGTCCCACTCTGCCACAAGTGCATCAATCAGTTGCTCTTTAGTGTAATCCATAATCAGCGAACATAAAGATAAGAACCTGCCCAATCTGCGCGATTGAAGCACTCTTGACGCGATGCAATCTCAAGCAAACGATAGCGCACAATCTTAGCAGGTGCCTTGTAAGATGCTGGTTTGTAAACTTCACCAGTCTTCTTATCAATGAAAGCGTGGCAGGAACCTTCATGCCAGATTTTATGGTACTTACGACCAGAAGAATCCAATTCAAACTTCATTGATCGTGAAGGGTAACGCTTCTGAAAATCTTCCATCAGTTTGTCGCACAATGTGAGACAATACTCAACGATCTTCAGTTGAATATCATTGCGTGCCTGTTGTGTGGCAGCGAAGTCAGCGAAGGTGGTTTCCATTGCTTGGTTGCGTATGAACGTATTATAGGGGCATATAAGGACGTTTCAGCGTCCCCTGTGCCAGATATTCACCCGTCCCTACGCTTGAGCAGTTCCCGCAGTTCTTCTTCAAGTTGTAGACGTACAGCTTCAGGAGTGTATGATCCTTTAGTCTCTTTACGTCGTGCCATTTCATCTTCAATTTTTTTAGTGATAGATGCGTGGCGACGAATCTCACCACCCATCGACATCTGTCCCTTTGTTTGTTTCATACAGAACTGAAGTTGAAACAGTTCCATGTCATCAAGTTTAAGCATAATTCAATTACATAAATGCTTCCACACCTACAGGTTGACCGAAACCATAATCATAGATCATAGCATCAGCATTGATGTAGTGTGGATGGTCTGTACTTACACCAAGTCGCTTACACAACTCAGCATGATTGTCCTCCATAAGTTCAACACAATAGATCATATTGTCTAGAACATGTTGAACATCATGATATTTCATCAGTTCATCGCGGAGAGCGACTAAGAAGTTGCCGTTACCAGCAGAATTATCAAGAAAAGTAGAATTAGGATTCTTCAACACACTTTCAGGGATTTCTGATACCATATCCCGACATAATTCAATCGGTGTGAATACTTCACCAGTTGTATCAATCCTATCATCAGAGCGTTCAATCCCAGAACCTACAATCTCATTATGTTTATTCTTGGAAGAGGACATTTTTCTCAGGAACATACTTCAAGTATTCTACCACCTTTAGGTTAAGAAAACCTGCCCAGCGACAATGCTTACAGATAATATCCTTAGCATCAAGAATAATATTCTTTACGATCTGTGCCTGTGCTTCATCTTTAACGTAAATGTAGAAGTAATTACGAAGATCAGAAGATCCCATAGTTCCAACTTCATTAGACTTCAGAATCTGAACTCTATCTTCTTGTCCAGGTTTATCGAACAGTTTAGTTTTAGGAATGGATACTTTCAATCCAGGTTTACCTTCTTCATCCATTGTAAAATACTTTTTCAAGTTATCTTCTGTGCTGAAGAATGGTACAATCTCCATAGGATTTCCAGACTTAGGATGAAAACCTAACTCCAGATACTTATTAGACTCAGGGTTAGTGAACGATAGACCATCTTCACCATCCTTGTAAATTGTCACACGACTGAATGTAGAGCCAACACCATTGAAGTATTGTGCTACGTTTTCAACGTCTGCAATAGATGTAAATCTCTTAAATGTATCCCAGAGACGGCGATCACCCTCATAAGCATCTGCAATCTTCTTGAAGTCTTGAGATGGTGAACACCAACTGAACGGAGTGATGAGTGATACAATACCATCATCTTTAGTCAGACGGAGTGCTTTAACCCAGAACTTAGACCACAAGTTAGATGCAATATCATTATTCTTACTATCTTGA